CAAATATTCAGCCCAGAAATGCTAGCAGCTGGAAATATTAACACCGAAGAAGAGATGGATAAATTGACCAATGTTGTAATTGACAATTTAGATCATTACCTATATAATGTAGGTTGCAGCAGTAATATGGAAAATTATTTAACTCAATATAATAAATATTGTAAATTTCAAAAAATGAATCCACATGCACTAGCTATGATGATTAATATTGGTGTAGATGAACAAATATTCAAAAAATTTAGAGACGATATTTTATTCCCGGAACTTTCATGCTAGACGAAAATATATTAACCGATGCTTTAATTATAACTAAAAGATTTAGATCTTCTAATGAATTTTCTTTATACATTGAAGAAATAGTATTAAATCAATCAATTAGTTATATGGAGGCAATCATACAATATTGTAATGAAATTGATATTGATGTAGAATCTATTACTAAACTAATTAATCAGTCATTGAAAGATAAAATTCAAATTGAGGCCGAAGATCAAAACTATATGAGAGCAAGGGGCAAATTGCCAATATGATAATGGATGAATTTTCGGTTTATAAAATGTATCTGGCACTAAAATTACATTTTACAACAGACAATTATGATGCAATAAAACAACACGGCAGAGTGAGGGCAAGCAGGCAAGCATTTGCAAAAAGAAAAGATTTAATTTCAATTAGAAAAATTGCCAAAACATATTCGGATGAAGAAGTTGCAAATTTCTTAGTTGCAAATTTTGTTTCGGGGGATAGATGGGGAGGAATGTTTGATATAGATTCTGGTCAACGATATCAATTATGGAAAAAAAGAATTGAAAGTTTGTCATATAATTTTTCTCAAGATTTGGATAAAATAGCTGAAGAATTAGAGGAGAAAAATCTAAAATTTGAAGAGCTTTTCGCAGTTGTTAAAGGCGAACATCCATATATAATAAAAGCATTTTTAAGAAAAACAATTAGTATTGAAACCCTTGTTATTTTAGAAAGACTGAAAAAATTTATTGAAATTTTCGATAAAGAAGTGGATGATAATATAGTATGGCCTGATATATCTAGACTTATCAAAAAATATAAACCTTTTTTATTAATAGATTTGGAAAAATACGATGCAATCTTTAGACACCGAACTAGATCAATCTAATAAAAAGATTAAGAATCTTGAAGAAAATATATCAAGAATGCAAAATTTATTAGCAAAGCAACAAGAATCAATTACGGAAACGCAGCGATATTTAATTAAAGTTGCCCATGGTCATCAGGAACTAACTAAAAGAGTAATGGCGTGGCCTTTTATTACGGTCTCGACAAAGAAGACAAAAGATGTTTGAGTTTAAAGAGGGAAATAATACTTAAAATGGAAAAGAATAGAAAAAACGATTGGAATGATCGTGAGAAAAAGATACGCCGAGTTGAAAAGGGTACTTCAAAAATTGACAAACATCGAAAGATCATATATAATGTGACACCATCATCGAAAGATGCTGATGTATTTGATGAATATCTTGATTATGCATACGTAAATCAAAAAATTAAACGACGTTAATACTACGCCAATACTACGCCAATACGAAAGGAAACATTATGGCATACACATCACTAGCAGATCTACGCAAATCTCGCGGGGGCTTCGATTCTTTAATGAAAGAAGTTGAAAAAATTGCAAATCCACAATCCGAATCTAATAACAGAAATGATGATCGCTTCTGGCAACCTGAGGTTGACAAAGTAGGAAATGGTTATGCGGTTATTCGTTTTTTAGCACCGCCAAAGGGCGAAGAACTTCCATGGGTTCGTATTTGGAATCATGGTTTTCAGGGTCCGACCGGAAAGTGGTATATTGAAAATTCTTTAACTACTGTAGGTAAACAAGATCCCGTATCAGAACTTAATACTGAACTATGGAATTCCGGGTCTGAAGCTAATAAAGAAATTGCCCGTAAACAAAAGCGCAAACTAAATTATTATACTAATATTTTAATTGTGCAAGATTCCAAACATCCAGAAAATGAAGGCAAAGTGTTTTTGTTTAAATTTGGTAAGAAGATTTTTGATAAAATTAAAGATGTAGCTGAACCACAATTTGAAGATGAAAAGCCACTTAATCCATTTGATTTTTGGGAAGGTGCAAACTTTAAGTTGAAGATTCGCAACGTCGAGGGTTATAGAAATTACGATAAATCTGAATTTGATAGTCCTAGCCCAATCTCAAATGAAGATTCAATTATCGAAACAATCTGGAATAAGCAACATTCTCTAACTGCATTTCTAGATGCTAAGAACTTTAAATCATATGACGATTTAAAGAAGAAACTAAATATGGTTTTATCTGCCGGAGCGCCGCCGGTTAAACCAGCTGAAGATATTAATTTGGATGAAGATAAATCTTTTAAACAAAATGTAGCGGCTTCTAATCGTCCCGCAATTCCTACTCCAAAGAAAGAAGTAGATTTTGAGGATGACACAGAATCCCTATCATATTTTGCTAAATTGGCAAATGACGATTAACAACCCGGAGAAACTAATGTCACTTAAACAACTAAGTATAATTACATCATTGGCAATCGGTATTGCAGCTTATGCCGCAACTCCTGTTGCTTCAGCCCCTGCTGCGCCCGCAGTCGTAGCTGTTCCTGCAGCAACCGCGGCTGCATCTGCTGCCAGTGCACCTAGTAAGAAAAAGGTAAAAAAGCCGGCAGTTAAAAAGCCTGAAGCAAAAGCATCCGCTGCAGCGCCGGCAAAGCCTGCAGCATCAGACGCAGTTAAGAAGTAAAAAGAAAGCCCGGAAAACCGGGCTTTTTAACGTTTGAATATACTTAAGTTTTACGCAAAAGTACTTCTATTATCTTGCCATCTTTGAATTGAACTTGATGATGAATGCGGCGTAGACGGTGCACCCACAATAGTCTGTGCATTATTTGTAATAGTTTTATTTGATATAATGGCGGTTGGCGATGCTTGAGAATCGGTAATATTTTTTAACTCATTATTTGTTTTAGATACCTCTTCTACTGCCATTCCAGTTGTCATTTGACTTTTCTTAGCTTCTATTAATTTACTATTATTTCTAATTAGTCTTGCAGTTTCCGCATCACTTTGATCGGGAGGCTGACCAAGGCCGTTTACATAAAAATCAGCAGCGGTTCCTTTAAGTTTCGGGTCAGCGTTGGGTTCCTCAAGCTTAACCAGGTCGTCTTTCGGATCACTCTTTTTTGTAGTAATTTTAGCAGGTTCAATTTTGCCAGAAGACGATCTTGTTTTTCCTTTTAATTCCGCATCTTTAATAATTTTTTCTAGTTCTGCTCGACCGCCTAATTTACTAATATCTTGAGGCGATCCATTTTCTAAAGCATTTCTTGCAGCTTCAGCATCATACCCCGCCTTTTCTAAATTTATACGCGGAGAAACATTTTGTCGAAATGCTTGTTGTGCGGTTTGTCCTGCATCACTTTTTCCGCCCTCGGCCATTCTATCGCCATAATCCGTTTCATCTAAAAATTTATTAGCTTCATATGCTCCGCCAGCGACAGTTGCTATGTCGATTAACGGGGCAGCAACGACCGCCGCAGCAATCGCGCCAGCACCTAATTTTCCGGCACCTGGCGGAATATTTGGAATTTTTCCTGGTATTTTGCCGCCTCGGGGTCGCCTGCCTTTTTTCCCGCCATCAATATTCGGAATATCAAAACCACTATTGCCGCCAAGATCGCCAAGAATTTCGCCTAGTTTATCTGCTATTGCGGTTGCTAATTTTTGGCGATCTTCTTCTTTTCCCGTTGCATCAACTGGATCCACGGTAGGCAGCTGCGATTTTTTATACTGATCATTAATTAAAGTTTTAATTTCTTTTGCTTCTGATAATATTAACTGCTGAGATTTGTCGTCTCGCATATCTATTAAAACTTCAACCATATTAGACAATACTTTATTAGTATCGAAATTTGCAGTCTGTGCATCATCTTCTTTAGTCAATTTTGATTGAATCTCTTCAGTTGCTGGCTCCATTTTACTCGGCGCGTCCATTACTGGTTCTAATTGAGCTGAAGGAGTTTCTAATTCTTTTGCAATGTTATTAAATACCGACGATCCGGTATTTGATTCTGCTTTATAGATATTTTCTAGTTTGCTGGTTTTATTTTTAACATCTTCTTTAAAATCTGTAAAAGGATGTGCAAACCCCTTTAAAAAATCTTTAATTTTTGATTTTTTTATAGGCTCCTCGGTGTCTTCTGGCATTTCTTCTTTAGAGCTTTTTCCAGCTTGGCGTTTTAAAGTATTTGATAATGACGTTAACGCAGTTGTTAAATTGTTTAAGTCTTTGTGTGCAATACCGTCGTTACTAAATAAAGCAGTTAAAACTGCCAAAGGATTTTCTTGATCGTTAATCTGTGCCATTATGACCCCGGTCTTCTAACTATAGGTTTTACGGATTTGATGGGTGTTGGTGCTTGAATTGGTTCTGGGGAAAACGACGGCTCTTTAGTAGTATCGGAAAAATTATTATTAGAATCGAAATTTGTATTTTGCGGTATATTTGTAGCTGACGAAAAATTATTTTGCGGCGGAACCACAAAATTGCTGTCAGTCGGATTGTTACTAGCCCCTGCTATTTTTTCTTGTGTTCTACCAAATGCGGCGACCCCAATAATTGCCCCCATTGCTAGATGATAAAGACCAGCCCCCTGTAATGTGATTGGTTGCCATGCGGTTACGGGTTGTTTTAAAACTGCTTGCAAAACAGACCACAAAACAGGAAAAATAATAAAATCGGTGGTGCATGTAATCATATAAACCCACCCCATTGCGGGTCTCCACTTTTTTGTCATCCAGTCTTCTTGTGATTTTGACATTTTTAATTCCTTGCTTTTTTAGCTTTTATCTTTTCATTTTCCTCATTAATATAGTTTACTAATAACGATACGTATACTTCTCTTTCCCATGGCAACATATTTTCGAGTTCTGTTAATGAGTATTTATGATGCTGCATCAAAGAAAAATTTAAATGAAAATAGTTTATAAGACTTTCATGGGAAAGAGTTATACGAAAAAATTTTGAAGGCCCTCCAAATCTACAATATTAAGTTTATTGCACCGAGGACACTCTTTTTCTATATGGTGAACTACTTTTGGAATTTTTCTAAAAAATTCTTCTAGCAAATCAAACTGCTTCTTTGTAAATGAACTCACAAATGCAGACAATTCTTGTTTTGTATATGATACATCATCATAATACTCTTCTTTTGTAAAAACTGCATCTATACAATTTGTTATTAGTTCAACAATTTTAATTGTGTTTACATTATTGTAGATATCTAACATTTCATCAAATCTAGGATATCTTAATACTACTCCCACATTATCATTTAGCATTATTTTTGTTTCAATACTTTTATCTTTAATAATATCCAACTTTGTAACGTCCATCGAATAATCTATTTTTGCCCCACAATCACACGTTATAACAACGTCGGCATTTTCGCTAATTGATTTTGATCTTATATGTAAAAATAGATATTCAACATCAAAATGTGCCAATTTATTCATATCTAATTTATTAAATGTACAGGCATCAACTAGTTCATTTACAATTCTAGATATTTCAAGTACATCTGCCTCAACGGTTGTTAGTAATATTTTGTATTCTTTAACTAAGAATGGTCGAAATTTTACTTTTTTGTTTGTTGACGGTAGGGCCAACTCATATATGGGAGTTTCTAATATAGGCAATGCCATAATATATCCTTATAATGTATTATTCTAGTACGTCTAGTACGCCGGGGTTTGAACTATAAAATGTTTGATTTGCTATACTTTGAGTTCCCATGCCCGGCATAACTGACATTTCTTGTGTTTTAATTGTGTTATGCGTAGAAATCCATTTTCTATAAGTAAATATAACATTTAATTTGTGAACTTGATTTATTGACGCCATATTTAATTCTAACATTGTTATTGCCCGGGGGAATGCGTCAACAAGTTCCACGGTATATTGAATATTATCTTGTTCGTCTAATTGTCTAATTTTAATAGGAACTGCATAGTTTTCAGCATATTCTACAGTGAATGAATTTGAATTTACGATTGTATTCATCCAAGCATCAAAGAAGGCCTTAACCTCCATTGACTGATCAACATAAAAAGTCATACCTATAGCTTCGCCGTTGTATTCTGCAGAAATAGGTCTTTGATATGCCGGCCCGTAAATTTTTAATGGTTTTGTAACAATTGACATCCCGGGCAAGCTAGATATTTCGCAAAATAAACTTATTTTACGCTTATCGGTAATTTTTATACTTTGGGGGATAATTATTTCAACTTCAAATCTATTAGGTCGGGCCAATCCGACAGTTTGAATTTTTGCAGTAAATTCTCTTAAATTAAAACTTGATTTTGCCATCTTTTTCCTTAGTATTGATTTTTATTTGCATCTTGCCAGACCTTTGTCTTTTGAGCGTTAACAAATTTTTCAATTGGTAATTGAGATGCGGTGATCCAATCGGGTTGCACTATTTTATAAAATTTAGATTTAACGTGTGCATTTAAATAATGTTTTACAGCAAATTTTGCAGGATGTAATCTTGAGGTAGCATCTAATAATTTCCATGATAATTTAATACGAGTGTCGTCATTATTCTTTACCGTATACTGAGACAATATATCTAAAATTCTAAATCTCATAAGATATGGCAAATAGTGTAAATTTATGCCATAAAATCCGTTAGGCACTTTTCTAAAAGGTAAAACTAAAGGTAATCTATCATAATACGGCAATACATCTTTATATTTTGGATCATAGAAAAATAGATACATTTCTCCCGGCACAATTGAAGTTACTATGGGAGTATTTGATAATACCTGATTTGTTGAAGAAAACTTGCCCAAATTTAATATCTGTTGCCGGTACCATTGGTATGATTTTTCTTGTCCGGCAGCATTTACTTTTATAGTTTCAAACGGATTTTTGTTTGCCATTTGTTGACGGTATTCCTAAATCTTTTTCTGTTAAAATTATGAATTTCATATTTCTATCGTTACAAAACTCAAATGCTGCTTTCCATTTTGCATCATTAACCCCATATTGAAATACCTCATCTATAAACCTTTTAGTTTTTTTTGTGGGTATTTCTGGAGGTTTTGTAAACTTTTCTGGTTTTATTTCTATTAAGTATTTTTCAATTATATTTGTCTTTGTGATAATTTTAATATAGAAATCTACAAAATATCTGTGAATTTTGTTATCTACGGGTGATATATAAGGTATAATAACTGTTTCGGATCCCCATTCTACAACAGATTTACTGGTATCGCACCATCTCATAAAACGAAGTTCCCATAAAGATCGATATACAATATTTGTGATATCTCCCTTATATTTAGGGGCATTTGCTACCCTATATCGCCCCTTGTAAGTATTGGTGTACATAATCTATATAAATAATTAATAACTATAATATATATAGGAAAAAAATGGCGGTAAAACAATATCAAAATAAATGGACCGTTGGTTCTTTAAACTATCCGGATGGACTAGGAATAAAAGATGATTTAAAACACGTGGTCAATTTTTACATTAATGTTAGAGGGAAATCCAAATTTGTAAAGAACGGGCAATATACGACCGTTGGCGATGTTGGACAAAATAATTTAAATAATACAAGAAGATCGTCTAGAGTTTTGACGGCCACCGAAGCGGTGGAAAGAGCCGGAATCTTAGCATTTGGCGGCTCGGTGGTGGGTGGGGTTGCAGCGGCGGCATCTAAATTATTTGGGGGCTCGGGTGCAACCGCAGTCGGACAAGCTGCAGCTAAGGGGGCTCTTGCTGTAGGCGCAATAGCACTTGGCACCGTAGCTGTTAAAGTTGCCGCCGAACGCGGCATATCTATATTAGAACCAGATCAGACAAAAAGACTAAACACTGTAATTTCGTTACATGTACAAGAGCGACCAGCGGTTACTTATGGTATAAATTATCAAGATAAGGATATGGGAATTCTTGGCGGATTTTTATCAGGGGATACATCAGCATCATCTACAGTTGGAGATGGGGATACTGGATCTTTTGCTGTTGCTGCTGCACTGCAATTAGCAAAAATTCCGTCATTACTTCCAGGTCAAAGCGCATCTTTTTCTGATATTTTACAGTTTGGCGGTAAAGTTAAAACTAATCCTTTTAGAGAAGTATTTTTTGAGGGAGTAGACTATAGAAAATTTAATTTTAGATATAAATTTATGCCAAAAAGTAAAAATGAAGCACAGCAAGTACATACAATTATTGAAAAATTTAAAGAACACATGCACCCAGAACTTGCGTCAAACGGATATTTTTATGTATATCCTTCTGAATTTGATATTGAATATTTTTATAATAATACCGCAAATCAATATGTAAACAAAATTGCAACGTGTGCTTTAACAGATATGTCAGTGGAATATGGAGGGGAACAATATTCTACTTTTCATGATGGCTCTCCTACTGAAATTAATATACTTTTAAGTTTTAGAGAATTGGAATTGTTAACTAAAGATTCTATCAGGGCGGGGTTCTAAAAATGTTTTTTGAAAAATTTCCACTTATTGAGTATAGTTTAGATGATGGTGTTTCTTATCAAATTGTTCCAGATATTTTAAGAAGAATTAAATTATCTGCAGAATTTAAAAATAATGAATCATTTTTTAATTTATATGATATTAAAGATGGGGAAACCCCCGAAATTGTTGCAGATTTTTGGTATGGAGATTCTCAACTGCATTGGATAATTCTACTTACAAACGATATAATTGACCCTAGATTTGATTGGCCATTAACTTACTACAATCTTGTAGAATACTGTAATGGAAAATATGGAGCAACCAATATCTATAAATTGCATCACTATGTGAATAGCATAGAATATGTTGTTAACGGGTATCGAAGTATGAGTGAAGATTCTACATTTTATAATCCCGCATCTATTGAATTAGAATCTTCCTCTTTAAATACACAGGTAAATTTAGTTTTACAAAATTTCCCAACGGGTACATTATTTCCCGTATCAAATTTTATGTATGAAGATGCACAAAATGAATCAAAAAGAAGAATTAACATACTTAAACCAGAAATTATTGCAGAAATTGACTCAAATTTCACAACATTAATTAGACAATAATGACTGAGGCATCACAACAATATTTGCAATCCGCAGGAGAAATTGCAATACAAGAGTTATATCTTGTATCAAATACACTTCAAACTATAGATTTGAGATCATATTTAATAGAATTAAATATTTACGAAAGTATATTTTCAAACACATTGCATGGCGATATATTATTATCTGATAGTAGAAATTTAATAAAAGAATTTGATATAATAGGAGAAGAGTCTCTTATAGTAAAAGTAGTGACCCCTGGATTAAGTAATAAAATTCACAGAACATTTAGAATTGTTGCGGTTGAAGATAGGTCCATTATAAGAGATCAAAATACTCAAATTTATAAATTGGTGTTTGTTTCATATGAAGCTCTGATTGATTCCCTTTCACCGCTATACTCGGCGTTTAAAGGGAGTATTCATGATATAGTATCAAAAATATATTTAGATAATTTAAATTTTGAGCGCAATCTTATTTACAACGGCGATAAAATTAAAAAATCCAATAATACTACGGAATTACTTGTTTTTAGTGAATCCTCAAATATTGCAAAATTTGTAAGCCCGGGGTGGACTCCTTTTCAGTGCATAAACTGGATTGCAAAAAAAGCAATACCAAAATTTGGAAAAGCGTGTACTTTTCTTTTTTGGGAAACAAATCGAAGATTTTATTTTGGTAGTATAGAAGATATATTTAACTCTGCTTCTACAATTGGTAGTTATAATTATGCTGCAGTAAGTGTTTCAATTGGAACAGATGATATTGAGGAAAAAATGAAACTAATCCAAAAATTGGTAATTAAAAAAGGATTAAATAATTTAACAAATGCTGATAATGGATATTATGGTAGTAAAGTATTATCAGTAGATCTATTTAAAAAGAAAACTACCACCTCTGATTATGATCATGTTAAGAGTTTTAACACATATAAACATCTAACAAAAAATAATCCATTACCCTTATATACTCCGGGGATTAATATTCGAAATTTTAATAGTCACATAAAAGTATATCCAAACCACACAGGAATGCATACGCAAGTGACAAACAATTATAATGAAAGAATTGGAGAAATATATGGAAATCGTTTATCAAATATGTTAGAATTAAACGCATTGGTATTAGAAATAATAATATATGGCAGAACTGATGTTGAAGCGGGTAGATTAATTAATATTAAGTTTCCCGATATATCCCCCGTAGATGAAACAGATATAACTTCTGAAAATTTAGATAGTAGATATACCGGGAAATACTTAATAACTTCAATTCATCATAAAATAAACTTTTTAAATCATTCAATGGCAATGGAGGTTGTAAAAGACTCTTTTTCTTCTGATCCTATTAATGCCGGATAGTTATGAATAATATATACAATCAAAATTTTTGGTTCGGGGTAGTTGAAGATCGAAAAGATCCGGAAAAATTGGGTAGGTGCAAGGTTAGAATTTTTGGTTATCATACTAAAGATATTGACGTTTTACCGACTGAAGATTTACCATGGGCAATTCCAATTACTCCGATAACATCTGCAAGTACATCTGGAGTAGGGACTGCCCCTGTTGGCCCGGTCGAAGGTACGTGGGTCGTCGGTTGGTTTTTGGACGGAGAAGAAAAACAGCAACCTGCAATATTTGGAACAATTGCCGGCAAACCGGAAAAAAATGCAGATGTTAAAACAATAACAACAAATCTAAAAGCGCGAGCCGGAGAAGTAGTACTCTCAAGTTCCGGGGCCGTTGTTGTTGATAGTAGCGGGAATCCAATATCAACGGGATATGCAACAGACACACAAAATGTCGGAACAGATACCAACATAATTCCAGCCGTTGGACCGCATCCTAAAAATCCAACACAAAATCCGGCAGGGCCATTAAATGATACCAAATTAGCAAATCAGGAAGGATTTGTTGATCCTAATAAGATATATCCTAAAATTGATTATGACGGATTGCCGGATACTAATAAATTGGCAGCAGAAAATAAAACACACAAATATTTTACAACAAAAATACAAAATAGAAAAAGTAATATAGAAATTGCAAGTTCTTCGTCTACATGGGAAGAACCAGCCTCTGCATATAATACAGTATACCCGTATAATCAAGTTATTGAAACGGAAGCGGGTCATGTTGTAGAGTTTGACAATAGTCCAAATGCTGAAAGAATACACATTTATCATAAAAAAGGAACGTATATTGAGATTGATGTTAACGGATCAATGGTTAGAAAAGTGGTCGGAGATAATTATGAGGTATGTGATAGAAATGGATATGTATATGTTAAAGGCGCATATAATGTAACAGTCGGCGGTACAACAAAAATTTTAGTAGAAAATAATGCTGAGATTGAAGTTAACGGAGATTTAAATGTTACTGGTCATGGATCAACATTAGTGCAATCTGCAACTACGGTACAAGTTGTTGCCGACGATGTTAAAGTATCGGGAAAATCTAGTTTACAGTTAACAAGCGATGGCCCAGTTAATATACAAGGTAGCAGCATTACTATGAATGCAAAATCCGGGGCATTTGCTGCAAAAGCTAGCAAAGAACTGGCATTACAATCCGGGGCAGCATCCACTGCAAGTATTAAAGGCGGGCTTGAACTATTATTGGATGCGACAACTGTTAAAACTAAAATGGGGTCGATTACTATATCAGCGTCAAAATTACCAGTTTACGATCCGCCAGAAGAAAAACAAGTATCGGCAAATAATGCATCAGTTTCATCTTTAACTCGCCCGGAATCTTCAGAAAATATATTTTTAGGGGACGGAGAAGAAAAAGAAGCGGCAGCACTTGCAAAAAAACGATTAAACGCTGGAGATACAAAAGAGACTACGATTTTATCACAATCTGTTTCTACCGAAGTTGATAATACCCCAGGACCTTCGATTGCAGGGGTTGCTGTAGATAATAGCGAATTTGGAAATTATGCCACATTTCCAGAATCTTTAAAATTGTCAAAATATATTTATTTGGGAGATGTTACTACTAAAACCTCTGCGACGTCATGCTCACTACAAGAACAAAATGGGTTAACAAAGGCCCAAATTGTTGGAAATCTTAAATATTTGTCAGTTAATATTATTGATAAAATTAAAGAAAAATATCCAGATATGGTTATTACTAGTGGATTTAGATCGGAATCGGTATACGGCGCATCTAGTTCAGATCACAATGTAGGAAAAGCCGTAGATCTGCAATTTAACTCGCATTCTTTTAAAGATTATTATAGTATTGCAGAATGGATTAAAAATACTCTTCCATATAAACAAGTTTTACTAGAATATGCAGCAAGACCCGCCGGGACAATTTCATGGATACACGTCGCCGCTTCTTCAGATGATGTAAAATCTGCTATGCCCTTTGGTACTCTCGCAAATCATAGTACAAATGCCCCGGGAAGACAAAATGCCTTTGTTAATTTATTATCATAAATATAAAGAGTTATTTATAAGTATCCGCATCTAGAACATTAAAAATTAAATAAATATAAAAATGGCGACAATTAATAGAACGAGTCGAAGATTTGTGGATATCAATTTGATGTTCGCTCCGCACCCCCATTCAAAAGACATTCTTACTAGAAAAAATCTTGACGCAATAAAGGCATCAATTCAAAATTTAATCTTAACTAAAAATTACGAAAGACCGTTTCATCCAGAAATTGGAAGTCAAGTGAGTGCATTAATTTTTGAAAATATGACTGCATCAACTATATCTGCAATAACTCGAACAATAAGAAATACTATAGAAAAATTTGAACCCAGGGTAAATATAATAGATATTGTCTTAAACGACAATTCTGAAAAAAATGCCGTTGATATTGAAATAACGTTTAATGTAAATAATGTATCGCAGCCAATAACAGTTAACACTACAATTACCAGAGCAAGATAATGGCAAATTTAAGAATTACCGAATTGGATTTTGACACTATAAAATCTAATTTAAAAGATTATCTAAAAAACTATACTGATGATGATGGCGCGCCGTATTTTACAGATTTTGACTTTGAGGGATCTGGAATATCAATTTTATTAGACGTACTATCATACAATACTCACTATAATGCATATTTGGCTAGTATGGTTGTTAATGATATGTTTTTAGATTCTGCAGTAAAAAGATCGTCTGCAGTATCACTTGCAAAACATATGGGTTATACCCCGGTATCTACAAGAGGGGCTAAAGCAACATTAACTTTTACAGTATCAAATCCTACAAATACTCCCAATTTTCTTACATTAGAGCAGTATACTCCATTTTCGACAACTATAGATGAGAATGCATTATCATTTGTTAATTTAAATGCGGTAACAATACAACCGGTATCTGGAGTATATACCTTTACGGACATTGAAATTGTTGAGGGAATTCCATTAATATATACGTATTCAGTTGATACTCCCGGCCCCGCGGAAAAATATATTATCCCTAACGACAATGTAGATACTTCGACTATTAAAATAATTGTACAAAATTCTTCGGTAGATACAACACAAACAGTATATACTTTAGCTGAAGATACTATAGGAGTAGACGGAACATCGGGTGTTTTCTTTTTAGAAGAAGCTTCGACTGGCAGATTTCAAATATATTTTGGAGACGGCATAATTGGAAAGTTATTGACACGCGGGAATCTTGTTTCCATTAATTATTTGATAAGTAATGGAACACTTGGTAATGTATCTGGAAATATAGATCAACTATTTACCGTAGGAGCATCTATCGGTGGCGGGAGCGTCGCAGGTTCAATTACCGCAACAGTGAATTCAAGAGGCGGGATGGAAAAAGAAGGGCTTGATAGTATAAAATTTAGAGCACCAAAGTATCTTTCATCTTTAAATCGTGCAGTAACATCTGCAGATTATAAATCATTAATTGAAAGTAATTATCCATTGGTAGAATCTATATCGGTGTGGGGCGGAGATGAAAACGATCCACCAAAATATGGAAAGGTTATTATATCATTAAAACCATATAATGGATATGAGATTACCTCTGCTGTAAAGACTGAAATTACAAATACTATATTGCAAAATAAACAAGTGTTATCAATAACACCCGAATTTATTGATCCGGAATATTTTTATGTAAATCTAGATGTTAAAGTAAAATATAATTTTAAAACTACATCATATTCTTCTACAAATATACAAAATTTAGTAGTTAATACAATTCAAGATTATTTTTCAACAAATTTACAACAATTTGGTAAAGATTTTATATTTTCAAAATTATCAAAGGATATTGACAATACCGACACTTCTATTATTGGTAATTTGATGACCGTTAGGCTGCAAAAAAGAATAGATCCAATTTTAAATAGTGTTAATAATAATTATATATTGAGCGACACTATAAAATTTAAAAATGGATTAGTTCCTGGTAGCATCGGATCTACTAGATTTATAGTAAATAATAACGGAGGATATTTAGACGTTATTATTAAAGATGTTCCTGATGATGCATTTCCAAATAATGCTGGATCCGGTACATTACAGTTAATAAATGCAGATACTGCTATAATTATAAATTCTAATTATGGTACGGTAAAATATGATACCGGAGATATTCAAATTACATCTTTGGAGTTAACAGGATATCCAGAAAATACAAATGATGTGCGAATTATAGGTACCGTTCAAGATTCTTCTTTAGATATTGTAGTAAATAATAATCAAATATTATTATTAGATGATAGTACATTTGGGGCAGCGGCAAATAGATTGGCCGGATTAATAGTGTCGACAATTGCTATTACAGAATGAGCAGAATAAAAGAAAAATTATCCAGGATATTTGCATCGCAAATACCAGAATTTCTGCGGGTAGGAGAATCGCAGTATTCAACAGCGGTAAATATCAATACTACTGCCACTTCAAAGATTATTACGGTAAATTCCACCGACGGTATATTGGCGGGAGATCGGTTAATACATTCTGCAATCACTTCACTTGTATTTGCTAAAAAAATACTATCTTCTACAAATATAGAAGTTAGTATTGCGTTAACAGTAACTCTAACGAATCAAAAAGCAGCATTTACAAGAGCAGATACTACTTCAAATTTTGTAAAATTTTTAGAAGCATATTATAAATTTTTAGAACAAGACCAATATCCTCAAGAAATTTTACAAAATGCCAGACAGTATTCAGATAGTGACACCACGATTGATTCATTAATTGAAAGTTTCTTTAAACAATATGGCGATGATATTCCCCGGAATATTATAACTGATAAAAAAACATTTATAAAGCATTTTAAAGATATCTATAAAACAAAGGGAACCGAAGAGGCATATAAACTTTTATTTCGAATAATGTTTAATGAGCCTGCAACTTTTTATTATCCGGAAACCGCAGTTTTAAAACCATCCACCGGAATATGGAAAAAAAATAATATATTAAGAATCTTGCAAGATGAAAATTCTGCATTTGATTTTAAAAATACAAAAATTACTGGAGATGTTTCGGGAGCAACTGCAAGTGTAAGTGAGGTATTAAAGTTATTAATTGCTGGAAATTTTATATATGAATTATATCTTGAAAATATAAAAGGCACCTTTACCGGGGAAACTATAACTGCAACAAAAATATCGAATGTGCTAACTCCGGGCACAGTTGCTAGTAATAATTATTCTTCCGCGGAAATTAGTAGTGCGATATTCATCTCGCGACAACAAGGATATACCGAAGCAGAGGTTGCGGAAGGACTTGGACGCTATTTGTCATCAAATACAGCGATTGCAGCGGCACTGGAGGCAAATCCTAAGATAGTGGGAACAACTTTACCAATGGTAACTGGCGTAAATGTTGTAAATGGCGGCGGCGGATATAATCGTGATACCATTATAAATTTTTCTGATTCGCCGGGAAAAAATGCATTAGCGAGAGTAAAAGAAATTGATGAATTTGGAAGAATTTTACTAGTAGATATTATTGATCCTGGAATATTTTATTTTCCAGCAATACCAATTGCAGTTTCTGCATCTTCTCCAAATTTAATAATTTCTGGAAATTTATTAATTATAGATAATATAGGAA